CTTCGGTATCATTGAGACCCAAAATCGACACTCAACAAAACTAGAACTAATGGAGAAGGATCTCGTAGAAAACACAGCTTTCCGTATCGGATGGCCTCGGGGACTTTTAGGAAGTCTTCCCGCTGATTCTGAGCAGTTCATGTTAATCGAACATATGAGTGGGCAAGTAGAAAAAATAGAAACTTCGATGGAGGATATGATGTCAAATACCGTAAACATAGAGCGTTTACAAAAAGATGTAGAAAAGATATTATCTGATATTGAAAAATTAAAAGATAAGCAAAGAACTTTTGCTAATGGAGGACATGAATGATAGAGACTGTATTCGCCCTTTTATTAATCTGGGACCATGAAATTAAAGAACATCGTATCCAGCCCAGCCTCAGCAAATGCCTTAAGGCCAAGCGTATATCGATGAGGGACAAGAAGCCAACAGATAGAGTGGTCTATAAATGCATAAAATCTAAGGCCAACACCGAAATCTATATGGGAGAAAAGAAAATACTTTCTTTAATACTAGAGTAATGAACAAAAAAGCTTATGCTTTTTTCCTTAAAAAAAATAGACCAAGAAATAGGCAAAATCCAATAGCTGAAGAATTAAGTGATGGACGTTATCATCAGCGTGTGGTAAAAAATAAAAAAATCTATGACCGGAAAAAACTTTCTAAAATTTAATGCTGAAGTAGTAACGGGAGTATGTCCAACATGTGAGATGAACACGATGTTAGTTGGTATTACTCCTGACTTTTATAGATGTATTACTTGTGGTAGTGATTTAAAACAATATATTAATGGTAAAATAAGTTACATTCCTGCAGCCATGTCAGGTGATAAAATAGAATTAACCACTAGAGATAAAACCAGTGGCTAAAAAGTCTCAATTCGGAGTCAACCTATACCATAAGCAAACACCCAAGAAAAGACCGGGAAGACATAAGAAGAACTTAAACAAGAGCGAAAAAAGACAGCAGAAAAAAAGAAAAAAAGGGCATTGACAATAATCCCTAGATATCCTATACAGGATAGATGAAAGAAAAAATAGTAACAATAAGTAGTAACAACATTAGTCCAAAACAATGGTCTGTTCTTTTATTGGAATTGAATATTATGAGAAAAGCATGGAAACCCTATGCTAAATTAGAATTATCGGCTCCTGGAATTAAAAAAATTATTGCTAATGGTACAAAAAGATATACTACCAAATGAAAAAGAAGCACGGAGGGGCTCAATCAGAGTCTATATTAATAAAAAAATACGCAGACCAATGGTGTATAGACAATGGTTATCCCATCCAAAAACGAAAGAATTGTTATAAGACCGTTAGTAGGCGTCCAAGTTCAGCAGTATTGCGTTCCACTGTACGTTAGCAATGACCTGAAAGGGTAGCAACAAAAGCGGCGCCTTCTACGTTAGTACGTGCACGGAAAGCGTAGGGGCCGAATGAATTATGAATATAGTAAAATACCCAGATCCTTTTTTAAAGCAACTAACTGAAAATGTTAGATTACCTTTAGATACATATCATGAAACTTTAATTAAAGTCATGATTGATCAGATGCATAAAAATAATGGTATTGGTTTAGCTGCTAATCAAGTTGGATCCTCTGCTAGAATATTTGTTCTAAAATCTGATGAACCTGAAGTATTTATAAATCCAAAAATAAAAAAAATCTCAGAAGAGACTCTTACTCAAGAAGAAGGTTGTCTATCTTGTCCCAGTCAATTTGCCGATGTAGAAAGAGCTATTCGCATAAAACTTTGGTACTACGATAAAGATGGAATTGAATATCGTAAAACTTTTTATGATTTAAAAGCTAGAGTTATTCAACATGAAATGGACCATCTCAATGGTAAGTTATGTATTGATTATAAAGCCCATCCCTAGAGGGAATAAGGGGATAGGCCATTGTGGTGAGAAGATTTATCTCTAACACAATTCTGCCACATTGTCAATTAAGTGGTAGGGACCGCGCTACAACTATATCGTGTTCCAATTTTAGCATCATTAACTTCCTTATATCCTATTTTACCTAATATTCTTTTAGACTCCGTATGAGCTGCTCTCGAGCATTCATACCAACTATTATACATTTTCTCGGCTTGGATTGGAGGCATACAGGTATATTGTCCTAAAAAAGAACACACCCATATTATTAATACAAATTTCATCTTGACAATCCTTGGTTAAGTCCTATATAATCATCAGAAATAAATGAAAGGAACACAATGACTGATATAACTAAATATAGAAATGTTTCGTTAACACACGAAACATACAAGACTTTGATTAATTTGTCGAAGGTTTTATTACCTGATGCAAAGTTAAGTATATCTAAAACAATCGAACAGATTGCAAACGAGAAAGCTAAAAAGTTAAATGGTAAAATTAAAAAAATCTAGTGTGAGAATAGTGTATTGTCCTACTTGTAAAGGTAATGGACACTTAAAAGTGGCGACTGAGTGGGGAGATACAATTCATCAATGCTGGGACTGTGATTCGGAAGGAGAATATTATGTTCATCAGCCCGAAGCTGATATTGTTCATAACGATGCTAATCATGCTACAAATAATGATAGCAAGTTGCACTAAACATACTCCAGATCCGTTAAGCACAGTAATGAAAGTAGTAATACAGAATGCAAGAGAGTAAATATTTTATAAAATATTTTTCCAAATCCGATGGTAAACATGTGAAAAGACCATACGATCCTCATCCCGATAACCAACATGAGTTTGTCGCGAGTACGGGCAACTTATGTAAAAGATATTGGGACCAGAGTAAAGATGGATTAAGAACGGCTAACGCACCATGGACCATTGAGGTTAGGAAATGAGAAAATTATGATTAAAGGAATTCTTAACAGAATCGCGTTTAACATTGGATACGCGTACGCTTATGTAAAAATCCGATGCAAATTAATAAAGGAAAAAAATAATGAGTATAAATAAAGATAAAAAACCAAAACTTAGCGAAACAGGACAAGCTAAATATTTCATAGAATCAGCGGAATCAACACCGGCAGATCAAATTTACCGAGAGATTGCTAAAAATTCTCTGGAAGCTTGTGAAAAAATGAAAAAAAGAAACCCTAATTATCAAGGAGAAATTAGAGTAGGAGAAGACCCCACTTTTCCAAATAAATTAACAATTGTTGATAATGGAATTGGAATGCCGAGAAGTAAAATTTCAGATTTAATTATCAATTTAAGTGAAACAGAAGAACAATCTACACATGGAAACAAAGGTGTAGGAACTAAGGTCTCTGGTTTTGCTAACAATAAAAAAGGAATGATTTATTCCTCTAAGCGTTATGACGAAGAAGAGGGAAGCAGATGCAGAATCTATTTTAATGATAATGATCTTTTTGCCGTTGAGCATAGTGATGAATATAATAGTTGCACCATACCTTTAGAAAAAGATGAACTTCCTAATCTTATTCAAACTTATAATAGTGGAACAAGTTTATCTCTAGGTGGTAATAGCACTGAAGAAAATACTTTAAACCCACCTGAAAATTATGAGGAAGGGTCGTTATTACGAAAATCCAGATTGGGGATTCACTGGCTTAAAGCCTATTATAATACTAAATTCTTTAAAATACCGGAGTATGTTAGATTTCTGGTACAGATTAAAAGAGAAAACCGTGTTAATTATGAAAGAGTTTATGGCCATAAGCACTGGTTAAATCATTTCGCAGAAAATTCTGGAATTCTACACCACGATTCCGCTGATATACATTGGTGGATTTTAAGCGATAAAAAAGGGAAAAGAGGCTCCCAAAATGATTGTGTAGTAAATGGTCAATTAGGTTTTATAAACAATGATGAGATAATAGACCTTGAGTTTGATGCAACAGGAAGAAAGAATCCTCTTCGACACTGGGGACTTCCTTTTTCATGTGGAGATGTGGCGATTTTAATTGAACCTAAAGGATTCAAACAAGATCAATATAGAACAGATCTTAGAAAAAATAGGGCTCCTCTTAAAAATTTTAAAACTATATGGAAAGATTTTTTTGTAGAAAACATGCCTCTTGCGATTCGTGAATACGAAGTGAGTAAGGCTAAAAAATTCTCTGAAACGATGGCCGACGACAGTGTTCATCAAAAAAACTTGATGAAATGGATGAATGATATGTATTTTATGCAGGCAATGGGAGATATAAGTGCTCAAGGCCTTCCTTTAATGGGACATATATCTACAACCAAAGGTGATCTGGAGGGTGATTTCAATGGAGGCGGAAACAGTGTTGAACCGGGAAAAAAACCCAGATCTAACTTTGGAAAAAATCTTTTATATGCCGGTATGAAAGATAAAAAATCTAAAAATAAATCAATGCGGGGTAGACTTAATGCCGTGCCGGAAGTTATTTTAGATTCTTCTAAAGAAAATGATGATGAATGGGTATGGTATGATTACGATAATTCAATGAAAATATATTTAAATGTAAAATGTCGTATGATTAATTACTATGCCAAGGAGGCTTATAGACAAAATAAATATCTTACTTTTGAAACTCATCGGGAAAATACTCTGATTGTTTTAAAAAAAGTCCTGACAACTCATATTGCATTAACAAGATTCGGTTCAAATAATCTCTCCGAAGAAGAACGAAAGGAAACTTTAGAGAATGATAAAAGTTTATCTATGATTCTCTTAAACCCTTTTCTTATTATTCCAGAAATTTTATCTATGTCTAAGCATTTAAAACAACAATTAGCCGAGATTGATAAATCTAAATATCTTGAAAAAACACAATGATGTCAAAATTTACTAAAGAATGAGAAATAATCTCTCGATAAAACGAGGGCTAAAGGAGGATATAATAAAATTAAGAAATGAAGGTTATTCTTTTAGAGCTATTGCTAATGAACTTAAATGTAGTAAAGGTAGTATTAACTACCATCTTAGTGAAGGCGCCGCGGAAAAAGTTAAATCAAGACTTGGACGCATAGAATGGAGAAAGCTTTGGAGATTTTGTTATGAGAATGGAAAGAATAAAGTTAAAAAAATTTATGGAGAAACTTTACTCAGGAAAAAGGGAAGAGCTTTTTTATATGGAAGAAAAGATAAAAATACATACAGGAAAAAAAGAATGGGATTAAAAAATAAAACAACTAAAATATTCCAATGTTTAGATAGGGTATGGCCGGGAATGAAAAAAGAAAAAGAAGTATTTCAAGCGGTGAATCAGTGGACCAAACAACCTGATTATGACGATAATGGTCAACCCGTTATGACGCCCTATGTTAGATGTAAACTAACTGATAAAATTATTAATGCCAAAGGCAGTAATATTCAAGTGGACCATGTTGATGGGGATAGAACTAACAATAGTATAGATAACTTTTCGTTTGTACAAGATTGGGCTAATGCCATGAAATCTGATGCACCTAACTATGATGTACTTGAAGAACGATTAGAAACTATGTTAAAGACACTACGTAAATATAAATGAGTAAAAAAGGAAGAAAAGGATGGGATGGTAAATCGAGAGTGAGTAATGATTTATATAGAAAAAGATTTAATGAAATTTTTAATAAAAAAGGTAGTGTAGTTAATACGGAGGAGAGTTTTAAAAGTAAAGAGTATGTTGAAAATGAAAAACCTAAAACTTAAAATGTTAAAAATAATCCAAGACACAGCACACAAGGTTAGCGAGTGGGCGTGGATAAAACGTATACTTCTCATGCATGAAAAAAAGTAATAAATTCAACTATATCCAAGGAAAACAGATCACGGACCACGAATCAGGGACCAGGGTTTATGACATCATTGGTACTAGACTTCCAAGTGTAACTACGATATTAGCTGCCACCAAAGATCAAACATTTTTAAAGAATTGGAAGGCACGTGTTGGAGAAGAACAAGCAGAACGGATCAAGAATCTATCTAGTAGGCGGGGGACTGCCATGCACAAATTCTTGGAGTCTCATATCCAAGGAATTGGCTACGATGATCTTACAGGGATCGGACAAGAGGCGAAGCCCATGGCCAAGAAAATTATTGAAGTGGGTCTTACACCAGTGGAAGAATATTATGGTAATGAAATTACGGTACATTATCCCGGCCTTTATGCTGGGAGCACTGACTTCGTATGTCTTCATAATGGTATGGAAACTATTGTAGACTTTAAACAATCTAATAGACCAAAGAAAGAAGAATGGGTGAGTGATTATTTTATACAAATCGCAGCATATGCCATGGCTCATGACCATGTTTATGATAGCAAAATTAGACAAGGTGTGATAATGATGTGCACACCTGATTTATATTATCAGGAATTTAAGATCCAAGACGCCGATCTAAGGGCGTGGAAACACAAGTTTTTGAAGAGGCTAGACATGTACCATGAGTTGAAACACAGCGAAAAAGAGCAGGCAAACGTCAAGATTGTCGCAGAAGACTTCATCAAATAAGGCGTAATTGTGTCACAAATGTGGCCAAATTGTGTTCAAATCTAGTTTAGGATCATTCTAAGTACAGTTTGTATAGGTATGGCAAAAGTTTTATAAAAAAAAATAAAATGTGCTACGAACATTTTGTCTTTTTGTACTTTTGACCTAGAAGTGTTGGTATACAACAAGAATGATGGACAAAATGTGCTTAAAAAAAGTGTACTTGGACAAATTATTTTGTCCTAACAGCTACAATCTCAGATTGCCCGCGCGCGAGGCATTTCATTTTTCTCTTTTTCTTAAAACTTTTACCATACCTATACAGATTTGAAGATGACTAAAGAGGATTTCTTTGATATGTTCAACCGGGTACACAACCCAGATTATTATGATGCCAAGAAAAAAAACAAGACGAAAAGTAAATTTGCAACAAGCAGACGTAAACGACATTCCTTATCCAAAGGTAAGGGTGGAGTGGATAGATTGCGTAAGCGATTCCGGATGGGCAAACGAGAAAGAGTTCGACAAGATGAAACTAGCTAGTCCGGTGAACGAAGGGTGGTTATATTTTAAAGATAAGAATTCAATTAAATTGTTTGCCTCTTACGACAAAGAAGATGATGGTAGTTTTACTTATGGAGATCGGACGATGATTCCTCGGGCTTGGGTGAAGAAGATTCAGAAGATTTAGATGATTTTTTGTATTGTCGTGATGCTGATTTTTTTGAGTGTACAGGACTATTAGATGACTCATCAACCTCTCCCTCAATCTGCTTCGCATTTAAAATTGGTGCGTAGTCGTCTAAAATTTGTTTCATTTTTATTTCTAGCTCTTGTTCTGATAGGTCCTCTAATTTTCCTGTTTTTATTATTTTTCGGTCTATATATAATCCTGCCGCTTTACCTCTATTTGCTTCCGCATTGACTGCAGAAGAGAAGGAACCCTTCTTGAGAGCAGCTTCTCTAAGTCGTGCTAGTTCTGCAACGTGTCCTTCGTAGGTCACTTCAAATTTTCTTAATCTTTCTTCTTTGAGTTTACCAATGTGTTGAACAACTAACGGACTAAGTCTTGGATTACATAACTCTGATCCTTCCTGTCTACACCTCTTCTCAGAATAGCCAGCTAATTTTGCCGCCTCACCTTGGGTGACGGGACCATCAGCGCTGCCGAATACTAAAAATTCAGCAAACCTTTGTTGCATTTCTGTTAATCTTTTTGGAACTCCCATATTGACAATTTAAGGTAACACAGCTATATTGTCAATATGAAAGATGATCGAGGAGAATTAGATTTAACTAAACAGATAGAAATATTACAACGAAAAGTTAGAGAACTTGAAGGTGAGATATCTATTATTAAAGGCATTAATTTAACCTCTCCAGAGTATAAATCCTTGACAAGCGAAATAAAAAGATTAAAGGATGTTGAAGAGTCTCATCGTAAGTTAAACGGTAAACTTCAACATGAACTGAGTCAGGTAAAAATTGACAATACAATTTTAGCAGATGACAATGCTACTCTTATGAATAGATTAAGAGAAAAAGGATTGTAATGTTTGTAAAGCATTTGCAAGAATTTTTGTCAAAATTTACGGAGGCAAACAAAGCTGGTACCCGTCAAGGGAATGCAGTTTCGAATGCTAAAATTTATATTGAAAAGGACGGACGACTTCATGAGATTAAAAGAATTGAAGTGCAAGATCAAGGTATAATTGGTCAGCCATCAATTCGGGTAGTTATTAAAACACAGGAGAAACAGGAAATTATTCTGCCACCCAATCTTATGAAAGAGTTCTAAATGAATGTACCAGTCACCCTAAAAAACGCATGGGTCCAGAAGCAAAACTATATCAAAAAATTAAGAAAAATTCAGACGGAATTATCTGGACTAGGCTTGAAAACCTTAGCCTTCTCGGCACTCCTGACTTATTGGGCTATAATAATTCTGGGCACTTTTTTACTGTAGAGCTTAAAGTCACGAAGGGGAACAAGATCAAGTTTTCTCCACACCAAATTTCATTCCACGTACAACATCCAAAGAACACATTCATCATGGTCGAGGCCCTTGGTCCGAGATCCTCGAAACATGTTCACATGTTCCATGGCTCAAGAATCATGGAGCTTGAAGCTTGCGGCTTGAAGCTTGATGCTTGCAGCTTGGGGCTTGAGGCTTCTATAAATTATTTGAAGAACCTGAACTAGGTTCTGGTTTAGCTTGAGGCTTGTCGCTTGAAGCTTGGAGCTTGAGGCCCGGACCAGGTGCACGCCTTCTAGCCTCCGTCGAGTCTTTGCGGCTAATGACCTGATCCAGATTATTACGTAGCTTGCGTAATTCTTTATAATATTTTGGGTGTTTAAATTCCATCTTAGTGTTTGCCATATGATATATTTTTTATATCTTTATTCCAGCATTTTCTACAGCTGCCGCACTGGCCGTTGTTGTCCGGAGCGTGGCAGGTTCTACTTCCATCGGTAACCACCGTTGACGTGTTTGGCCAGCTCTTCACGGCTGGTTGATCAATCATTGTACCAGAGAATCTTATAACGAGGTTAGCAGGTGCGCGGTCAATATATTTCTTGATCCATGCTTCGCGGGTCGGCATCCAGTGCTTCATGCCCGGCGTTAACCTGCAAACTTTAAAAATCTTTGCAAGGTGCTTCAGGTCCTGGACGTCTCCTGCATCATGCCATCTAAAAACTTTATGTTTACTGACGGCCACGGAATTAATTTTTGCAGCCATAGCCTTAACCCAGCGCGGGCTCTTCGTTGCTGCTAGTCTCTTGTACTGTGCTTTTTTAATTTCCGGAAATCTTGTGTAGTTGCCCTTCATAGCATAACAGCCGCTGCAAACGGAGCCCGGAACCTTCACCAGCTTGGCGCCTGTCTTGCATTCCCACGCCGGGAGGCCATAAGCATAACCCGGCATTTTATCTGGCTTACTTAATGAGATGATAATCTTGTCTGCTTCTTTTATTAACATGTATATCTTTCTATTTTCTCTGTATCATTTAAATGTGTCTTTTTTAAGGCGCTTGAAGCTTGGCGCTTGGTGCTTGAAGCTTGCCGCTTGAGGCTTAACTCTTTAAAGAACTTCTCACAGCTGCGCAGGTAACCAGCCGGGAGCGTTGAGTGCTCCCGGATGAAATAGTGTGTTAAGTCGTTGTGTTTAATTCTTTTCTTCAACATCTATGTGCGCGTTTCCAAAGTCAGCTAACTCAACCGCCTGTGATTGCGCGTCTCCTTCATCTTCAGCTTCGATTATCATTTCGTCAAAACTTATTTTAACTCTATATTTTTTACTCATCTTTTTCTTTCTTGGTTCGTGGTTCCATGTCCTTCTTTACTAGTCGAAGGATCTCTTCAATAGCGTCTGCTATTCTTTTTAATTGTATTGTATCCATATTTATTCCTTTCTATTTTTATCCTATCATCTCCATGATCCAGTGTCAAGCTTGCTGCTTGGCGCTTGAAGCTTTCCGGCCGGATCAGGTGTAATTGCTATTTTCCCGCGTTAAACAGAGTAAGCATCACACAACCTGATCCCAGATCCATTGTCTATGTGCAAGTACTTACACAAAATACGCACTTCTCGAGAGTACGAATCAATGGATCAGGGATCAGTTCTGGTTCATAGCACAAAGACGGACTATTGTCGGTGTGATGTACTACAACCAGAAGTTGTCCCATTTGATTATAGCTTTACAGCAATATAATCTAAATCTCTAAATGCCTCGTTTTGCTTTTTTTTGTCCCAGAATATTTTATGTCCTTTTTGTACTAATCTTATTTCAGGTT